CTGCTGAAAGATCCACTGATGGCGCGGCCAGAACGTGACCCGAGCGTCCGCATTCTTGAGCCAGTTCATCTCCTGCAAGAGCGTGTTCGAGAATCCGTACGGGAAGTTGCTGCCATCCTCGACGGAACTCTGAAAGACGTGATCCGGGGTCCCATGTGCCACGTAGACAATTTTCTGCGGCTTCGATAACCGCTTCGTCATCGCGACAGGAAAGTGCGTATGCAGCACATGGATGTCGGCATCGACCCCCGCGTCCCACTCGTTGGGCTGTTGCGGGTTCACCAAGATGGAGTCGTGCCCCAGCGCGCATTCCGCCAAGGCAATCGACTCGGCAACACGATGCATCCCCGATCCGTTCTTGAGTGACCAGTGGCAAATTTTCATCTACCAACCGGCCGAAGTCGTACGGGAGTTGTTCGTGGACATCTTCACGCCGTCCGAGGTGGCCTTGGAATCGGCGGTCGAATTGATCGTGGAGCTCGACACCGACTTGGAGTCCGCCACGCTCACGTTCACCGAATCCGATAGAGCCTTACTGTCTGCCGTGCTCACATTGGCCGCAACAGCGGACCCAGTTGAGAGGGCGGTAGAGGTCGAGACCGAATCCTGAACGGCCTTGGAATCCGCGGTGCTCACTACGGCCGATACCGACACGGCCCGCGAATCAGCCAGGGAGATCAACGCAGAGCTGCTGATCGCCTTGGAATCGGCGGTGCTGCAATTCACGGAGTCCGAAACCGCCTTGGAATCCGCGACGGAGATATTGAGCGATCCCGATACCGTTTTGCTATCCGCGACTGATGCCAAGGCCGAGACTGAAATGGCCTTCGAGTCCGCCACAGAGGTGTTGCCAGAGTTGCTGACCGCCTTGCTGTCGGCCGTCGAAATGCTGGTTGAGCCTACCACGCCCTTCGAGGTGGCGACCGAGGAGGCCAGGGAGCTCGACACCGCTTTCGAGTCGGCGGTACTGATGTTGAGCGAGCCAGACACCGACTTGGAGTCGGCGATCGAGACGTTGACCGAATCCGACAGGGCTTTGGAATCGGCTGTTGCCACCGCGTTGTTCGTGGTCTTGCTGTCTGCCACGGAGATGGCCGCACTGACCGCCACCGCCGTGGACTGCGCTCGCGAGATCGCGAGAGATCGGAGTTGGGCTGACATGGGCGGCCTCCTACTTGCCCGCCGACGTCAGGCGCGAGTCGATGTTGGAGTTCTTGAGCCCGACCGACACCGCTTTGGAATCGGCCGTCGAGATGTTGACGGAGTTCGATACTGCCTTGGAATCGGCCGTCGAGCAGAGGACCGAGACCGAGACAGCCTTGGAATCGGCCGTGCTGGTCGTGGCACTCCCGGCCGTTCCCGCGCTGGCTCCGGTGCTATTCGCCGTCGAAGCATTCACCGAGACCGAGACCGCTTTCGAGTCCGCGATGCTCGCGTTGCTCACCGTGACCGTGGCCTTGCTGTCGGCCGTGCTGGCATTGACCGAATTGGAGACGGCTTTCGAGTCAGCGGTGCTGGTCGTGCCAGAGACCGAGATCGCCTTCGAGTCGGCCACCGAGATGTTCGCGGAGTTGCTGATGGCCTTCGAGTCGGCAACGCTCGTGTTCACCGATCCCGAGATGGCCTTGGAGTCCGCGACACTCGTATTGAGTGACCCCGAGACGGCCTTCGAGTCCGCCACGCTGGCATTGAGCGAGTTGGAGACGGCCTTGGAATCGGCCGTGCTCGCGTTCAACGCCGAGGACACACCTTTCGAGTCCGCGACCGACGTGTTGGCCGAATTGGAGATGGCCTTGGAGTCGGCGGTTGAACAGAGGACCGACACCGACACGGCTTTGGAGTCCGCTGTAGATGCGGCTGCGGAGGCGACAGACCCGGCGCTGACCGCCTTGCTGTCCGCCGTGCTGGTCGCGGCAGATGCCCCGCTCGCCACGCTGGTCGCGATGGACTGGGCCGTGGATGCTGCATTGGACAGGATCGACATATCAACGCCCTCAAGCGTGAATGAAAATGGAACTACCGAGGTACGATCAGTACATGCTGTGTACTCCCAACAACCCCATCGTTGGGAGGCGCGATCCCTCATTAACAGTGCGAAGCAACCCAGGCGCTTGATTCAACGCTGGCGTCGGCAACGGCATCAGCGGCACGCCAAGCAGCTTCGCCCAGCGCACCTTGTCAACCTGTTTCAGCCCACCGAGAATGCCCTCAGCAGCAGCCTGCCGCTCTTCCGGTGAGACTGTCGCCGCCCATTTAGCGAACGCCTCACGAGATGTTTTGGTCAGGTTCTTCGATCCCTGCAAATCTGTCCCAGCGCGTTTCACCATGTCCGATCCGCGCTTCACAGCATCAATCAACCGCGAATCACCAGCGTACTTGTCAACCGCCATACGATACGACGGCATCATGGCTGGCAATCGCGTTGTTTCCGCCGGAGCGGTCTGCACGCGCATTCCGGACGATGCGACCTCTACTCCAGGTCGAACCATACGCTCTGGGTCGGCCCTGAGTTGGAAAGCTGGTCCCATCGGCCCCTGCACGTCCCGAGGACTAACAGCCGTCGCGCGACCACTGGGATCAATCGCCACCTGCGAGGCATTTCCACGAGCTCGGCCAGCGGTTCCTTCGAGCACTGGACCGAAAGCATGCTCATGGCCTCGCGTGTAGACCGGATCGGTGCTTGTGATCTCAGCAGGCACGTTGAACATGATGGGAGGCTTAGTCACCGTCCCCGCCGACTCCATCGCATTGAGCAGTTCAGACTGCGCGCTCCGAATATCCGAGAGACGGAACCGACCGATGTTTGCCTTGTTCGGTGTGACCGCATCCAGCCCACGCTTCGCCGTTGCGGCTTGGTCGGAGAGCGTCTTGTAGATCGCGTCTAGGACCTCGGGACTGTGCGGATCCATCCCCTGAAACTTCCGAGTCTGAAGAAGTTCATCGGCGATGACCGCAATGTCCGGCTTATTCAGCACCCGAAGAATGGCTGGCGTCGGAGCCTTCCCCTGTCCCTCCGCGATCGCCTTGGCGTAGTTCTCACTGGCTGCTGTTGCACGACTCGCTTCCCGCTTGAGCACATTGGCCGCCGAACTCTGACCAAACTTGGCACGGCCAGCCGCCACTGCCTGATCCAACAGCTTTCCGGTCAGCGCACCAATACCAGCTCCGACACCAGTCGCCACCGCTCGCCCACCAACATCGCTCGCAGAGGTGATGGGATCGGCCGACAATGCCTGATCCGCACCACCGAGCAGACCGCCGGCAACCGCAGGATTCTTTGGCAGAAACGGCAGCGTGGCCAATGAGCCCATCATGTGCTCAGCGATGCTCGTCTTGCCGCCGATATTGCCGGTAGCCTCGCGCAGCGTGCTGAGCGATTGCCGATAGCTCAGTGGCGTGTTGCCCAGAAGGTGACTCGCGAGCGCACCAGCACCAGCTTCGACAGCCTCCATGCCAGGAATCCCCTGCGCAGTGTTCAGCACATGGGTCAGTAGCCGATCCACGTAGGACATATCCGGGCCGATCGGCTTGCTGGACGATGCACCCTTCCACGCAGGATGATAGTCGGCCAGTGGGTCGCCTTGGCCATTCCATCCTGGCTGGTAGTCCGCCAGCGGATCGACGCGAGGCCCGGTCACGGCTTCACCGTGTATCGCCGGTCAATGTCCGCCTGCGTCATCCCCTTCTTTGTTTTAAGAAAGTCGGCCTGGTCCTTCGTGATCGTCTGCTTTCCATTGGATGCCGGAGCAGCCCCACTCGCCGGCTTGGTGTAGATCCGGTTCAGCGGATTCATGATCGAGGCACGTCGGGACTGGATATCCGTAATCATGTCGGGACCAGCACCGCTCGCCGCCTGCGAAAGAAACGCTGCCATGCGTGTGCGGAAGTCAGAAGGTCGCGTGGAGATCATCGACTCGCCTTCGGCGAATGACAGCCCTCGGCGAATGTACCGCGCCAGGTCTGGATTCTTGCGGTTCAACAGTGCAAGCGCACCTGACTGGATCGCCTTCGAGGCGGGATCGTCATGCGTGAACGTGTTGGCCACCGACCCCATAAACTGACCCAATCCTGAGATGTCGGCCGTCCCATTGGCCAGCTTCTCCTCGTAGGCCGTCATGTTCGACGTGGCGTTGTTCATCTCCGAGACTGCCGCCTCTGCCCGCGCTCGGGTGAGTTCCTGTTGTGCTCCTTCAATGCGAGTCGCCGCGGGTTTCCCGGTCGCGATCGGGGCGCCCGGCTGGCCTGTTCGGAGGTTGAACGGCAACGTCTGCGGAGGCGCATTGGCGTCTCCACTGTAGTCCTGAATGGTCGTGAATCCGGGCGGTGTCACTGGATGTAACACGCCACCCGTCCACTTCTTGTCGGTCCCAGCATGGTAGAGCCCATCCGGCCGCTGCTCGAACACACCCTCTTGCGTGTTGACGATATGCGGAACCTTGTCGGTCGGATCAGCCTGAAAGAGCACTTCGCCATGCGGACCAATCAACGCGCCGCCCGGAGCAACCACCTTGTTCGGGTCAGTCTTCGCGAGCGCAAACAGTCCAGTCAGCCGCGCCCCATAGTCCTTCATCATTTCGGTATCGCCGGCCGCTGCTGCTCGGTCATACAGCCGTGCGAGGTGCGTCCGAATCTTCTCGATCGGCGCATCTTCGGGGATGGATGGCTCGGTTGCCACCGAACGCCGGAAGTCCATGATCCGCTTGTGTTCGGCCGCGGCGCTCGCCAAGGCTTTCATCTTCACGATGTTGTTCAGATTGCCCTGGTACTGCTCACCGGGCGTGGCCACCCCAGGCGTGATCGAGGCCAGTCGGGCCATAAACCCCGGCTGCGCCTTCTGGATCTCGTCAGGGCTGAGCAAGCCGTCGTAGCCCTGTGGCGCGTCCATCTTCCCGATGCCCGACAGCCGGTCGGTGATGCGCTGAATCATGGACGGCTGCGGGGGAGCGGTCACCTGCGGCATTGGTGCAGCCTGTGGTGGCGGGAGCGGCACGTTGGGCGGTGCTGGCGCAGCGTACTGCGGGCCAAGCAATCCCCCCTGTGGGTTTGCACCGGGAGGGCCTTGCGCCAAGAGTCCGAGCATCGTCTCAATCGCGCCCATCAGCCACCACCGCCAGCCGCGGCGAAGTATTTGAGCGGATCGAACTGGGCGCCAGAACTGACGCCGGTATCGTGTCCCGTGAAACTCGACCCCTGCGGACCGAGATACCCCATCTTCATCATCTGGAGCAACCACTGCTGCGGATTTCCGACGCCACCCATTCCCAAATTCGCGTTCGCACCGGCACCAGCAAACCCGCCACTGGCTAGAGCTTGCGCACGCTGCATGGCGTCCGAGTACCCACTGCTCAGTAACCCCGCTGTCTGCGCGCCTTGCGCCACGTTGTTGGCTGATAGCGCGGTTCCCGTCGCCACCGCCTGACGGGTTCCACCAAAGGCGCCCGCCGCCGTCGCACGATCATTGACCTGATTCTGCGTCTGCTGGTTGACTCGGCCCCACTGCGCATTATTCGCGTCGATCACCTGTTGCTGGTACGGGTCCATCAGTGTCGAGACGGAGCCCTTGTCGCCCATCAGCGCACCGAGCCCCAAGTTCCCGCCGCGCATCAACCCGCTGTTGTAGTCCGACGCGCCCGTGACGAGTGGAGACGGCCCCGCCTTCCCAGCGGCTTGGGCAGCGTCCCACATCTGTTTCATCCGGGCTTGGGTCTCTGGATCGACGTTCGTCTCTCCCCGCTGAGACCCCTGTTTCTTGCCGAGCGAAATGGACATTACAGGTCAACCGAGAACAGGACGTGGGTCTGCTTCCAGCCTTGGCGAGTCACGAACGTTCGCGCCCAGCCACGCCGGCCGAGAAAGGAGGCAGCGGTACACCCCTTCGACTTTCCCCAGGCTAAGACGGTTGGGAGCATGGCGTTGAGTTCGTCCAAATGGCCCCCGGCGAGGAAGATGTTGAGGACGGATTTTCCGGGGTAGTCGATGAGTTCCGAAACAATCACGGAGTCCGGTCCTGGCCAGAATTGGAGATGGCCAGCGGAGATCATCTGGGCCACGTCAGCGTAGTCGTGCGTTGCATCGGCATACGCGAGGGCTGCCTCAATGTGTGGCCGATAGCGTTCCAGTGCAAGAGGTTCCGTGACGACCGCGCTAGATCCCATGCGACACCATGCGGGATTCGTGGTTGGAGATCAGCACGGAATCCGACAACGCCTTACTATCGGCCGTTGATGCACGGGTGCCCGCACTCACCCCTTTGGAGTCCGCGACCGCAGCCGCACTCCCCGCACTGGACGCCTTGGAATCGGCCGTAGACGTGCTCGTCGAGACAGACAGCGCCTTTGAATCGGCGGTACTGGCCCGTGTGCCCGCACTGACCGCCTTGCTATCTGCGACCGATGCGGATGTCCCAGCCGTGCCGTTCGGGAGTCCGGCCACGATATGCCAGTGCTCTTGCAGGTCCATCCGCACCAGCCCCACAGACGTATCGGCCGTAACCACGTACGGTGAGACGAACTGCACGCCCCCGGAGTCGAAGTAGATGTTCCCGCCCGAGGCCAGCGTGATCGTCCCGTTGTGCGCTTTGAGCGTCAGCAAACTTCCGGGCGGCAACGAGCTCGTGATGGTCGTGATCGGTGTGACGGACGTGTTGAGGTAGACGGTATCGTAGCCCGTCACGTCCATCGGGTCGGCCACATTGAGCTGCGCGGTGATGCCACTGGTCCGGACTCCACTCGCATCCTGATGCACTCCAATGAGTTGGAGGCTACCACCCGTCCGGATGTAGTGCGTATCTGGAGCGAGTCCGGCATTCGAGTAGGCAAAGGCGTTGTTCTGCACGACCGCCTGCCCGCCGTTCACCTTCACACACCAGCCAGTCAGGAACGTGGGAATGTGCCCGACGTTCGCGAAGTCGTTGTGGTCGATGACGACGTTCGAGGCGTTGATGTCCACGTAGATCCCTTCGCTCAACCCCTCCAAGTGGCACAGGCTGACCGTTACGTTCTGCGCCCGTTCGATCGTCATCCCGCGTGTATTGCTCTGGAAGCTCGCGAGGTCGAACTCGATGATGTCGGGGGCCAAGTCCCCGTTGTTCACCCCACTGCTATCCACGGTGCGCTCAAGCAGGACGCATGTGCCACCTGTTGCCTGTCCCGGTCCCTCGAATCGGCATGGCCCGATGCATTTGACTTGGTTGCACTCACCAGACATGCGCAGCGCATGCTTTGTCGTGGACGGACAATCCACTTCGACGTGATCCAGGCTGATGAACTGGATTGGTGCGAGGAAGCTGTCACCGCCGGCATGCAGCCAGATCCCTTCTCCAGTAAACCCACTCACGGCGAGATTGACCAGCGCGCCACTCCACCACCCGCCCTGAGTTGATCCGGACTGCAACGTCTCCTGCGCGTGGAAGTAGATCCCGTGCTGAGTGCCGATCGACCGCCCGATAATGCTCATGCTGCGGAGCGAGGCGTACGCGACGATCCCACTATTCAGGAGCCACACTGCGGTCGCCGTCGATCCGGTAGCTGGCGGACGGATGGTTGTCGCGTGCTGCCCGAGCCCAACCACGTGCACCCCGTACTTGAGCACCAGCCCTTCGGCGATGTAGTTGGGGCTTGAGAGGAGCACGATCCCACCACCTACCGTATCGCCAGATCCGGTCGGAACGGTCGCCGCTAACGTATCAATCGCGCCCTGGATGGCGGTCGTCTGATTCGACCCCTGCGCCACCACTTCAATCCACGGAAGATTCGTCCCGAGGGCGGCCGAGAGCTGGGTGACGGTATCCTGAATCGCACGCCGAGTCTGGCGCTCGTTGTCAACATCGTACGTGTCGAGGGCAGGCGGGAGAATGAGAGAGGCTTGCGCCGATCGCCGCTCAGGCATTACCGGCGACCACCCGGAATGACACCCAGGCGAATCACTCCCACGCGCCATGCTGACGCGGCGGCCTCAGTGATAGTGACCAATACCTGTCGCGCCGTCAGGCGGACTGAGGTCGGGCTCGCGAGCGTGTAGGGGCCGTTCACCGTTCCAGTCGCATCAGGAAAGAGCGACGTGGTAATCGACACCGTAACATCGCCGGCCGTCTTGTCGTCCGGCACGATCCGCTGAATGCGGCCAACCCGATCCCCTTCGCCCGCTTCGATCGGCCCGCTGGTCAGAAACACACCGCTGCTTGAGCCGCGGGCGTTCCCTGTTTCGTGGTCGTAGATGTTGCCGGAGACATCAATCATCACCGGGACCGGAGTGGCAGCTCCCGCAAACTGCGTCACACCAATCGAGCGTTGCATGATGCCGGCGACCCAGTGATTCTCGGCGTAGTTGTACGTGACGTAGCGGTCAGGACTGGTGGCGTTCGCACTCGGGTAGTACCAGGTGATCTCGTTGAACTGTGGATTGGCCAACGCCCAGACGAGGGACGAGAGCGAGGCATTGAAGGACCCGAACACGTAGTCGCTCACGTCGCAGTCGAGCGTCTTCACGAATCCATCGTAGCAGAAGAACTTTTGGTTGACGCCCATCCAGTAGGCGCCGATGTCGAGTACCACGACGGCATTCGGTCCAACGATCCCGCAATTCATCCCAACACGATCGAACCGATAGAGGAAGTCGCCGCCGATGTAGGTCGCGGTCCACGCATCGGTCGTTGACCAAATCAGTGTCTGTCCGCGGAGTGCTCTCCCGGTGATGAGCTCCCCGTTCGTGGCGAGGTCGAACGATCCGGCTGTGTTGAGCGCGGTCGGAATCCAGTCGGTAATCGTTTCCTGTGTCGCCCAGTAGATACGACGCACCGAGTAGTTCGGCCATGTTCCGCCCCCGTCCCCAACGATACTATCGCTCGGCGGTGAACTGGGTGTGACAGGATCTGAGCCCCGAAGCAGGAAGAAGAACCGCTCTGGGGTTGCGACGATGCCATAGGCAGCAGTTGGAGCGGACTCGCTTGATGAGAGGGTCGTTGGCGTTTGCGGAACGGCAGCCGGCGTGCTCGGCGTGCCCGTCCATGCGTAGTAGTTGATCCCGTCGAAGATGGGTGACCCGATTCCCGCAGCGAGCGTTGATGGGCCTTGATGACAGGCCATCAGATAGGAGCCGAACGTCTCCAACTGCCACTGATACGGTGTGCCGCCCAGCCCCGTCACTGGCGTGATGTTCGAGACGACGTTGGCGCTCGACACCACGTAGAGCCCCGTGGTCGTGCCGATCGCGAGATAGGCGTTGCCGTTGTCCAACCGCCACGAGACTGCGGCGTTCGGGACCCCCGAGATCGTCGCGCCGGTCAGGGACCGTTGAACCCATCCGCCGATCGGCTGCTTGTTCCCCCGGAAGAACCGCACAAGGCTCCCGATATACCAGCGGCCTTTTGACTGGTATTGGGTGCCCTTATAGAACATCCCCGGTGGTGGGTCGATCGGGACAAGCTGCTCAAGCATCAGCCAAACACCCGTGGCAAGCGAATGTCCATCGTGGACGCGCTGTACTCCTCCTCGCTCCGCACCCAGTTCAACTGGTCGATCGCCGCGTTGAACTTCTTCTCCCACACCGGAATGCGCTCGTCGTGTTCGAGGTACGGCTCGGCTTGGAGCAGCGTGCCGTAGAGATAGGCGTCAGGCGCTTCCACCAGCACCGTGTTGGAGGTGTTGCTCGCTGACAGTGCCGTCAGTTGGGTGAAGTAGAAGATGTTCCCCGTATAGGTCTGGTCCGGCACCGGGGCGAAGACCAACTGTCCCGCCATCACCGCGACACTATCGGGTCGTTCCGCGACACCGTTGGCTCTGGCGATGCGCTCCGCGATCATCTCGGGTGTGCAGATCCGGAGCGGCACATCACGCCACGGCTCGGCAGACGAGAGCGACAACGACCGCAGGGCAGCCATATCCGTGGGGATGGTCACGGCCCCACTCGTGATGCTGATCGTGGTGTTGGTCGAGGACCGTCGCAGCCGACGCTTGATCTCGGCTTCGCACAAGGTGATGAGGTCGGGAATGACCGCTGTCAGGTCCGTCCGGTTGAGCCAGTCGGCGACGGCAGTTTGGAGCGTCGCATAACTAGTGAGTGCCATTGGAGCCTCCTACGAGGGCCGACTGTGCCATCAGGTCCCGCGTCTGCAAGGCATGCTGATAGCGGACTTCCATCTCGCCGGCATGCGTCACCTCGCGCGAGAGCGTCTGGTCGATCCAGACCGTGTAGCCTGCCTCACGCGCTTTCGTGCAGAAATAGAAGTCCTCGCCAACAAACGTCTTCTCCACTGGGTTGAACCCCAGGGCAAACCACGGTTCCGCGATTGCCGCGTAGACCTGCATGTCCACGAGCATCAGCCCCATCCCGCACACCGACACGTCCGTCAGTCCGTCCGTGTCCTCGTCGGTGAACAGATACCCATGTTCCCGATGCTCGGCGGTTGGGAGATAGGGCGGGCGTCTCCGGGTGTAGTTCGCGGCCACGATCGGCACCTGATGGGCGAGCAACCGAAAGAGCGCATCCTTGGGGAAGCGCATGTCGGCGTCGATCCACAAGAGGTGTGTGGCGTCAATCTGTTGCGCAGCGGTCACCAGCGCTTCCCGCTGCTGGGGGATGATGGTCCCCCGCACCTGAAACGTCGAGAGCTCGATAGTGCTGGAGCGAACGACTAGCCCGACCAGCTTCGCCAAGTCGAGCGCGTAGCCCGCTCCGACGTGATCCATACAGGGCGTGGCGATGGCCACTTTGAGCGGTCCAGGCTCGGACTCGCCGGGCTTGATGATTCTCATATCTTCCCCGGCCGTACACGCCACGCGAGGTTGTCGCGATCGTTCAGCCATTTCTTGAATCGGTCGTGGTCGAGGATGACACCAGCGCCTCGCATGATGCCCTGCTTGGTCAACTCCATGACGATCACGTCGGGGATGATGGCGGCTAGGTGCCCGTCGCCCCAGCGGAGCGGGGCGTTGTTGTAGAGCGCTTTGTTCAGTTCGATGATGTTCTCCACGTCCTGGCGCCGCTCGATCTGAAACGAGCCGTCGTCCGGGTTGTAGTGGAAATACTCGGTCGTTCCGGTGAGCGGATCGTGGTCGAACAGCCGCGGATCGGTGATGCTCTTACCCATCTGTCTCGTCCTCTGCGTCATCCACCTCTTGAATCGCATTCACGGCGCGGTTCAGCATCCACACCACGAGCGCCGTATCGCGGGAGTAGCCTCGGGACTGGAAGATGGGCAGCATGGTCTCCTCGAACTCGTCCAGGTACTGCGACCAGTTCTGTTGCGTCCCATCATCCAGCACCAAGACTCGCTCAGTCATTCGACTACGAGCTCGACAAGTCCGTCGCGACTCCCAACGCCTTCTCATTCTTGACCCGGAGGCCGTACTCCGCGATCAGCATCCGCTTCTGCGCGTCGCCCGTGGTGGCCAACGGCGTCTGTTTGAACGGGCGCAGGTAATCGACCGACACGTAGTCCCAGTCGAGCACGAACATCGTGCTCGTGCGCTGGAAGCGGTTCGGCACGACGGTCAGGTTGCCGAAGTCCGACACGTAGGTGTTCGCGGCGCCGATGATGGTCGCCTGCCCACCCTTGTTCTGCTGCGACATCAGTTCCACGATGCCCGCGAAGGCGGACGTGGCCTGCTTGTTGAACGCACCGACCATGATGGTGCCCGGCTCCGCGCCACTCGTCCAGCACTGCGAGATGACGCTCTTGAGGATGGTCTCGCTGGTGGCTCGTGCGGTGCCGTCCGTCCACACGTCGGTCGGGATACTCGTGTAGACCGGGGCGGTGCCGTCCGACGCCTTGTTGATGTTGGTCTTGAGGAAGGCGAGCAGTGAGCCCGTCTTGCGCGCGACGGTCGTTGAGCCAGCCGCGGCTCCCTTGTTGGCGAGCAAGTCGGCTTCCATGTCGCGCTTGAGTTCCTTGGCCTTCTTCGCCAACTGGTAGCTCAACTCGGACGACCGGCCCGCCTTGTCCACGACTTCCTCGGTCTCGGAGATCACGACCGTCTTGCGACTGATCTGCGAGTAGTTGCCCAACCGGACGGTTGGCGTCACGGCATCGTACGACGTGATGTCGTCGCCTTCGATCTGTTGGTTGGTGGTGATGGCCGTCGCGAGCGCGTCGGTCTGCCACTCGAACAGGGTGTTCGAGAGCTTCCCACGGCCGGCGTTCGTGATGAACGGGGTTTCCGTGGGGCTGATATTGTAGATCGCGTCCGACAACTGCTCCCGCACGCCGATGGCGTCGAAGCGTGTGAACGTGTTGGTGACGATCGTCATGAGAGATCCTAGTCGATAAGGTGACGGAAGACTCGGGCGGCGTCATCGACGCTGCCACTGGATTTGAGCCGAGCCTGGTCCGCCTTCAGTTGGTCCGTTTTCTGGGGGGTCGATCGACTGCCGGGCGCGGACGCTTTGAGCACCGACGCCACCTTATCCTGAATGGCCGGTGCCTTCTTCGCCGCTTGGTCGTGGCGCATGGCCTTGTGGAGCAGGAGGACGACGCGATGGTCCGTGACGCTCTCCAAGTCCTGATCGGTGAATCCCAACGACTTGGCGTAGGTCCCGAGCTCGCGCCGAAGCACTGGCGCTTTCTCAGGATCCGCCATCTCAGGCAACGCTTCACCTAATCTGCGGTTCTCCTCCTGCACATGCTTCGCGAACCCCACCTTGGCGTCCGCCTCTTGCGCGGCCTGCACTTTCGCCTGTTCTTCGGCGATCGTGCTCAGACGTTTGGAGTGCGCATGCCAGTTCACCCACTGTTCTTGGAAGACGTCCGGCGTCGATTCAGCGCGGAGTTTTTCCCAGTCGGGTTCGGCCGGCATGAGGGCGGTGATCGCGTTCTTCAACTCCCCCAGATACTGACTGTACTGTTGGCGTTCCGTGCGAACCGCGGCGAGTTCTTTCTCCTCGAACTCCTTCCGAAGTTCGGCGAGGCGCTGCGATTTGACGGTGTAGTCCTTTTCGCGGGAGTAGCCTTTCAGCAGCTCGGCTTCCGTGACCTCGACGTTCTCCCCGTTGATCTTGACGGTGAACGTCTTTGGTTGGGCGGCGGCTTCGGGATCTCCGTCTGTCGATTCAGACTCTGCCGGCTCGCTCTCCGAGGGGGTTGCCTCGGGCGCGGTCGGCGCCAGCTTGGGATCAGGCTCGGCCTGGTCCGGCTCCGGTGTGTCGGTCGCGGGTGTCGGGTCCTCTGGCGCCTTTTTGGAAGGCGTCTCAGAGAGGAGACCGGCGATGACGGTACTGGCTTCCTCGAGACTCCCAGTGGGCGCGGTACGGCCGGTTGGGGTGGTCTCAGCAACAGCGGGCATAATCTATATCTCCGTGGCGCGTTTCGCTGCTTTGGCAGCGTCCAGCATGGCCTGCTCTCCTGCTCCGATGATCGACTTCAATTCCCGCTCTAAGTCCTTGAGCACGCGAGCCTTGCCTTGGGTCGCGGCCCGTTTCTCGGACGAATCAGCCGCCAGAAACTCCTCGTAGTACCGCCGTTCCATGCGGGACAGCGCCTCCTTGATCGCCGGATCGTCCAAGAACTGATCGATGCGACGGGCATCAGCAATGATGGCTTCGGCGGATTTGCTCATTCCGCGGCCGGTGTCTGTGCTTGCATATCTGCGGTATCCGCAGCCCGTTGTCCCATCTCCTTCTCATGCGCTAGTTGCTCACGCTCGAGCGCCTGGTCGTGGAGTTGGTCGTGGGCGTGGATGGTGAGTTCGGTTTCAGCGCGATCGGCCTCCAAGGCGCGGTCCAACTCGGCCTGCGTCTTGTCGTGGCCGAATTGCAAGTCGGCTTTGTACTTCTCTAACGCCAGTTCCATCTCCATCTTCTGCACGTCCAAGGCATGCTCCGCGATCGCTTGCTCGCGTTTGAACGCGAGTTCGTCTTGCTTGATCGCCAGTTCCTTCATCGTGGCGACGTGATTCATTTCCTTCTCGGCCTGCATCCACTGCTGTTCCGGGTCCGGGGGCGGCTGTGGTTCCGGTGGCGGTTGCCAGTCGTCGGGCAGTTTGTTGTAGTAGTTCTCCGTGTCCCTGATGCCCTGCAACTCGAGGATCTTCGCTCGCGTGTTGCGGAACTTCGGGAGCGGCACGAGCGGGTTGTTCAGGCCCATCGTGGTCAGGATCTTCTCCTGATCTGCGGCCACGGCGGCCAACGTCGCCACCTTCTTTTCGGTGAATGTGGAGCCCAGTCCGACGTTGACTGTGACATCCATCCCGTCGTCCCAGGTCCGAGGATCGACATCAACCCATTGCCCGCGGAGCCGGATCATGCGCGAGCGGTCCTGGTACTTGGCAATCATTCGCCCCAGTCCCTTGAACACGCGCTTCATGGTCATGTCGGCGAAGACCCGCGCGATCATCTCGATCTGCTGCTGGCTGCTCGTGAGCACCGCACCCACCGCCTCCTTGCCGGTCGATTGGAGGGCGTCGTCATCCAAGCCCGCCACACCCTTGTTCTGGCCGGTGCGGCGTTCGATGATCTCTTGGTTGACTTCCAGCAGTTTGAGGAGCTTGTCGCCCGTGAAGGGCTGCTCAAGGTTCCGGACGGCACCCTGCACCCGCTCGCGGATCGGGGCACCGATCGCGGTGTTCATGATGTCGGGGACGTTGGCCTGCCCTTCGAGGTAGACCGTGCGCGGGAACGCGGCAATGGCTGCGGAATCCAAGATCGCCCGGTACACGCTCGAATTGATCTTCTGCATGTCCATCGTGCGGTCCGCGATGCTTCCACCCAAGAGCGTGTGTGGCTCCGGGTCTGGCGTAAAGATCGCGAATCGGCGTTCGTCGGTCGGGTTGTTCTCGACCGGGTAGTACACAGGGCCGATCGTGCAGATATGCCGCAGTTCCGCTTTCCCATCCCCATCGAAGTCGATCAGCATGTCGGCTTCGCAATAGGCGATCTTGTTGTTGGCCGGCCCCATCTCCGGGTCGGACGAGAAGCCAAACCCCAGCGTCTTGCCGATGCCCGCCGCGTCACGGCGTGCGAGTTCTTCGGCATTGGTCGTGAGGGCCACATCGACCGCACCACCGGGGCCGGCGTGCTCGTCGATGTCCTTTTTCTTGATGCCCATCGACAGCAACTCGCCACGCGTCTTGTAGGTGCGGTGCGCGATGAGCAAGGCGGTATCGAGGCTTCGGGCTTGGCGGTTGAAGATGAACTCCTCCGGCGGGATCGCCATCACACGGCACCGGCCTTTCGTGTCGGTGCGGGTGAACTCGCAGTCGTACAGGTCTTCGGCCTGCTCGGACCCGTTCCGCTTCTGCTTGACCGCCCAGGTGAGTTCGACCCCATCGGTGCCGGTCAGGAGGTCGAGCTCCGCTTTGGTGAGCCCTTCCTGTTTGTAGGAGCGCGACTCGGCGCTGTCGTCCCACCACCATTTGAAGATCCCGATCTTCTTGAGCAGGCCGTCTTTCAGGACCGACAGCATCTCGAGGAACCCGTTGTTGTCCTCCTCGAAGACGTACCGCACGTAGTCGGTCTTCTGGGCGGCCATCGCGACGGTATCGGCGCGGGTCGGGACGAACTCCACGGTGTGCTCAGGCCCTGAGAAGATGCGGAGTAAGGAGGGCAGCATCCCGAGGATGGCGTCACGGACCTCCGTGAGCACGACCTGACTCCGGCCGTCCTCCTCATTACCGAACGGCTTGCCCTGGTAGTATTGGGTGGCTCTGGCGCGTTCGGTGGAGAGTTCGATGTCCACGAACTGCACGCTTTCCTGCAAGGCCGACTGGACGACGTGCCGGAACTCATCGGCGTCCATCGGGCCGTCGCCCTTCCGGCCCAGGTATTCTGGGAGGGCGGGGCGATCGGCAGCAGGCGAGGGTGCTTGATAGACGGCCATCGAAATGGTCTAGAGGGGACTAGGACGTGGGGACTGTTTCGGTCCCGTGGAAGTGCGGGATGAAGCCGCGAATCGCGGCGATGGCCGTGTTCGTCTCGAGCACGGGCTGTTCGATGGCGGGCGACAGTTGGGTGGCGCGGAACTTTCCCTCAGCCACCTTCATGATGCGCGCGCCTTCCGGCAATCCATGCGCTGGGTCGCCAGGCGGGAGTCGGTTCGCGCCAGTTGGGGTCGAGAGGACCGCGAATTTCTCCATGTCGGCAATGACGACCACGATCTTGGAGTGGACGGGCACCACATCGAGCGCATGGCCCGGTGTCCGGGGCGTTTTGGGCTGACGGCCGGGCCGTTTCGGGGCGACGGGCATCGCCGTCATCACCGGATACTCGGGAATGACGACCACCTGCCGCTTCGGGCGCTTCGGTGCTGGTTCGGGGACATCCGGCGTCCCGTCCAGCATCTGTTGGACTTCCAATTCCGTCGGCTCGTCGCCTTCGAGGGCGGGGTCCAACGCGGGTTCGTCCCACTCATTCTCGATCTCTGATTCTAGATCACTCATACAATCCCTATAATCTTGCGTTGGAGGGGCTGTGCCCAACTCGCGGCCGACTTGCTGCCATGCACGAGTGACACCGACTCACTGGCCAGCGTGAGCAAGAACGCATCGGCCTTGTTGGGGCTCGGGATCCCGCGTTTCTTCATGTCGTCCTTCGACTCGACCAGGATCTTGCCGTTCGAGGTGTACTTGAACCGCGGCGCGACGAGCTCGGCTCCCAAACTGTCGTCCCCGTTCAGGAAGCAGTCTTTGGCGTGGAGCCAATCACGGCCCTTGAACCACAGTTCGGCCCGCATATTGGCGTACCGATCCGGGTTCGTGCTCGGGGTCTCGCTCACGTTGATCCCGCGGGCGGGCAACTTGAGTTCAGCGAGTCGGTCGCAGACGCCGGCGCCGATGCCGATCACGTCCACCAGAATCTCCGAGGGCCGTTCGCTCGGCGGGGTATTGTCCCACTCCGACTTGATCCAGCCGGCGACCTGCATGGTGTCCCAGCCCTTCCGTTCCTCGACTGGCTTCTTGAGCGAGTTGCCTTTCCGGCGAGCGAGGGCACTGGAATCGGACCCGAACCGCGCGCAGTCCACGCCCCACACCTCTTGGACATGGAGCGGGCGAACGTCTCGCGTCAACGCCGACTCCATCAACTCGAAGGGGATGACGGTATCCTCATCGCCGGTCGGGAACTCGCCCAACACACGCACGCGATACCGATTGGAATCCTCGCCGTATTCCAGTTGCTTGGCCTGGATGTCCTCGGCGGATACGTTCGGGTGGCCCAACGCGGACGTATGAAAACACGTCCACAAGGCTCTCAGGCGGTGGAATGCGTCGAAGAAGTGGCCGCTGGTCCGCACCGGGTTTCCGATCAGGATCATCGTGGCCATCGGGTCGGCCAGTGACCCCGACATGGCATCAATCACCGATTGGGGCAATCCGGACGCTTCGTCGCCGATCAGCAGCATGTTATCCGAGTGCATGCCCGCCATCGCTTCCGGCGTTTCGGCCTTGGCCGTTCGGAACGACACAAACGACTGGTCTGGAGCCCCCTTCAAGAAGATGGCCTCGACCTGGACCTCCAACAGCTCCTTGAGCATCGGCGGTAGGTTCGCAATCACCGCCTTGACCTCAGAGGCGAGCGCATCAAAGAGCTGCGGGGCAGAGGGGGCCGTGACCAGCGTCTTCTGCGGAAACCGACACAGAATGTGATGCACGATCATCCACGCGACCGACGTGGACTTCCCCACCCGGTGCCCCGTCCGTTTGGCAATTCTCCGGACCCGGCCATCATACGCCCGCAACAACTCGATCTGGTCCGGGTAGGGCTCCCGCCCGATCACCTCACGGACGAACCGCACGCTGTCGGGCGCATAGAGCTGTAAGAACTCCGTGAACGGGTTCTCGGCCATCACCAACCACTCCAGAGCGCCGTCATAGGAACCAACGTGGCTCGTGCCGTCGATGCGCTGGTCAGCGGGCCGTTCGTTGTTGGTGTCGTGTCGACCAACGTTGTCCCAGTCACGGTGGTTCCGAAACTCGCGCCGTTCTGCGCGGTGTCTGGTCCGGCACTCCCCCCTGATCCATGTTTGACCCAGCAGGTTGCCGTCACACCATTCGGGAGCACACCGCCATCGGCGCCGTTATTCCAAAGGGCGAGTTCCTGCGTGGTCGTCAGCGCGGTCCCAGCAATCGTCACGCTTTGGCGGAGAAGCCCCAACAGGGGCTGGTCGGGATTCACGGCCGGATCCCAGTTCCCCCACGAAATCGTCACGGACGAGTTATCCGTCCCGTCGTTGGAGGCAATCGTGCCGATTGACACCCCATCCACATACGCCTCAAAGTCTGCTGCCGCACGCCGGACCCACAGCAGACGGTGCCACTGGTTGTCATCGTACCGACTGGCGCTGGTGATGGAGACACTCGCGCCAGCCGTTCCCCGATGCGAGAGAAACACCTTCCCTGTCGGGTTGATGGCGACGTAGATCGTGCGGTTGGCAACGCCGGCGTCTTCGCCGTAGATCGTGCGATCGGTGTTCCCCGGCGGCACCCGGAAGTCCGTCCACAGCGTATAGACGGTACTATTGAGTAGGTGCGCCGACGCATTGATGTTCGCACGCTGAAAGGCCGATGCCGTAGTAAAGGCTCGGCCCGCTCGCGCTGGCGTCGTGGCGCACTTCTTCGGAATCCAGTAGATCCCGCGGCCCTCGAGACGACCGAGCGCGTCCCCCGTATAGGTGCTCTGGTTCCCGTTCTGCTGGGTGAAGATCAAGAGCCCGTCGTCCGGCGTACACCGAATAAAGTCGCCAATCGAGTCAAAATCCGGGTCGGTGCTCGTGGCCGACTTGGAGCAGATCACGTCGGCCTGGTTCGTCGTCCAGGTACTCCAGGTCGCACTATCCGAAAACGCGTAGAGCACCCGCTGGACCTGAGACGCATCCACCCCGACATACCACGCATGCGACCGCCCGAGCTCATCGACATACACAAACGGCGACATCGTCCCGTTGGCATCGTTGGCGCCGCTATTGAGCGCAATAACCACCCCGCGCTTCGTCCATGCCTTCCCGTCCGGTGACGTCGCGCAGGCGATCTGTGGCTTGTCGTCCGAATCCCGCGTCGCCCGATACAACATGCGGTAATCTGTCGGACCCACGCACACCACCATCGCATCCGACACACCGTGGCCATCCACGGTCCCCACCCCGCCATTCGAAATCACGGGCGATGTCCCATACCGCGTCCACGTCCCCGGTTGTGCGGTCGGCGATGTCATCAGCCCCACACACCCAGCGCCAGGATATGGCCCGCCATGATAGTACATCCACCACTCCCCAGCACGCCCCGCGTACGGATTCCAAAAAAAACAGTCCGGGCACACCACAATCGATTCCCAGGACGACGTGTTCGACGCCATCCACAGACTGCGATCGCCCTTCGTATAGTTCCAGCCATCCGTGGACGAGGCGAACCCAATATGCGACGTGTTCGTCGCCGGGGTATTGCTCACCGCCTCAAAAATCAACCGATAGTCCAACACCCCAATCTTCAACCCAGGGCTCGGACCATCCTTCAAAAAATCCAGTTGCGTGGAATCGTTCTGCGGGTTCCGTAAAATCAACGGCAGCTTCGCCACCCCTGCCGGGCGGATAAATGGCGTCGCCGCATACGTGATCGCCATACCCTAAAACGCCACCACCGACACCGTCACCGACCCCGACACCCCGCCACTCTTCACCCGCACCTGACACCCCGGCCACCCCGCCAGCGCATACGTCAAGCTCCCAAAACTCGCCGTCGCCCCCGTCGGGCTCGCCGCCGTCCCCACCGGACACACCACCTGACCCGAATGGTAATAGTCCGTCACCGGATCCAACGCACTCACCGCCTTCCCGTCCGGTTCCGGCGTCACCCGCGGCAACCACAGTTCCGCCTGGCACCCCGCCACAGGCGCCCCCTCCATCAACACCGTCACCCCCGCATAGTCCATCGGCGCCGTCGTCGCGTCCGCAGGCACCCCAATCGTAATCACCTGCGTCGCATAATTCCCACTCGTCACCGGCACCGTAAACACCTTCCGATGTCGCGCCTTCACCGCCCTCCCCGTCGATCCAATCATCACTCCACCTCCGATAGTGCCACGTGGCACATCACTCCCCCGTCACTATACCGACACTGCCACAAAATCCCAAATGAAAAATTTCGGCGACCACGGCTACTGCGCCCTCAGATACCCCCCGCTAGCGACCGGGCCGTCGCATACCGAAGAGGGGGGGGCCTTTCGTTCGGTCGCCGCCTAGGCCCCGCCCCGACCGTCGGCCGAGCTCAGGAACCGCGTGATCGTCTTCTCTGGCTGGGCACTCGTCGATGCGTAGTGCATCGCCGCGCCTCGCACGTAGTCTGATACGCTTTTGCCGGCCCTGGTCGCTCGAGCAATGATGGCGTCCCGTTCAATCTCTGTCATGCGAATCGTGATGACGACCGTTCGCTTCGCGTGTGCCGTGAGCATCTGACCCCCCCCCCAAGAGTGTGACATACCTTCGTCATACGAATGTAACACCCTTGTCATACCTTCGTATTCACCCACTCCCGTCTGTAATCTGGCCAGGCTGCTCGGCTGGGGCAGGCACAACGGCTACCGGCTGTGGCGCGATGGCTCTGAGCGCTTCTATATGTAGGCTTGTCACGCTCACCTGAACGTTGACATCCTTGCTCTGGCCGTACTGCGCCCGGTTCCAGCGCTCCGCAAGCCAGTTCCGTTGCGCCGCACGTCCGCGGGCCTGCTGAACCGTCACCGAGTCATACGCCGGCGCATCCACTATCTCAAGCGCCGTCTCGGCCATACAATGAGACGCGCGTGACCTCGCAACTGCAAGCGCTGCCGAGGTTTCTGAGTCACCGAAGCGTTCGCGAAGGAAGCGGGAGAGTGCAGAGTAGGTGAGTTCAAAGCCGAGTGTTGGGGAGAGTTCTCGGCAGAGTTCTTTGGTGGTGGATCCGTCCTCGAGTCGAGCGGAGACGTAATCGAGTGGTGAGGGCTGTTCAGCGCCGAGAGCGATATCGGTAGGAGAGACGTCGAAGTAGTCTCTGGCTTTGGCGTTGAGGCAGTCTGAGAGGGCGTTGGATCGGGCTCGACCAGCCACGGGTTAGAGCGGGGTTTGTGTGAGTGTGACTACGCAATGCCCGACACGAGGACTCTCCAGTCCATTCTGGGAGTGTGCGTGCAGTCGCTGGAGCAGATGGTACGGGGTCATGCGAGGCTCGAGTGGCAACGCTGGCAACGGTTGCGGCACCAGAGGCGAGCAAGCCGGGTCATACCGTGGCACCCCGTTCAAGGTCAATGGCAGACTTGGAGGGACCGGGCGGGGCGAGTTGAGCGGCCAAGTCGTTGAGGGAGTTGGCGTTGTCGGCGTTGTGGTCAGGGCCAGCAATGCGGTCTAGTTCATTCGCGAAGCCGCTAGCGGACGCGTGCCATGCGTTCTGGTCGCGCATCTCACGGAGCAGTCGAGCCGATGCCACGATCACGGACCGTTCATCGCTTGAGAGGATGGCCATGTGGAAAGGATGTGGAGAGGCGTAGAGAAAGTCAACGAAGAATGCCGAAAGAAAAGCTTGACATTCTCGAAATGTTCTATAAGTTAGAGTTGTAGGAGATGGGCGGAAGGACACCCCCTGAACCGAGACAGCAAATGCAAACGAGGCAACAGGTTACCGCAGCGATTCAGATCGTGGCCGCAGTCGCCGAAGCGATTCGCGGGCTGGGTTCAGTGCCGAGCGGGCACCTCTACGCTCAGTTGCTTGGCAAGGTGACGCTTGAGCAGTACCGGCAGATCATCGCGACGCTCAAGCGGGCTGAGTTGGTGAGCGAGAGCAACCACATGCTCCACTGGATTGGCCCGTCCATCACCGTCTAGTCTCCCTCTGCATGGCCCCAGCCGGGTTCGAGGCCCGGCACAGAGGATAAATCACTGT